AAAAGATTTTAAGTCTTCATTGTCTACCAATTCCAACATGCGAGTATTGGTGATCTCTGTAGGACTCGAACCTACGACCTAGTGCTTAGAAGGCACTTGCTCTAATCCGGCTGAGCTAAGAGACCTATCACTTTGTTACATCAATAAATTGTAGCTCGTATGTTCTACCATTTTGTTTGAAGGTGACAACTGAATAGTCATAAACACGACGCGTTTTATCGCGGTATCTTGTTACCTTATCGCACTTACGTTCTTGCCTGTAACCGGTGATGACTCGCTTAGTACTATTTTGCGCTTCATTTGCGCCAATAATACCGCCAAGGACAGCTCCTGCAGCTGCGCCTCCGTCATCACCGGTCAGGCCTTTGCCGAGGATGCCACCGAGGATCATACCGCCTAAAGCGCCAGCACCAGCGTCACCGCCTTGCTGTCTGCCATAAATCGGGGTCTCTACAGTATAACATTCCTTGACAGAGTAAGGTTCAGAAATAACTTGAGTTGCGTAATAATCTTGTACACCAACCATTTTTGTTTTTGCGTCTGCGGTTGCAGTTGTTGCAGCCAACAATAGGCTTGCTGTAATAATGAACTTAGACATTGTTATATCCTTTATGGTTGTCTATTGCGTTTTGAAAGATTTTGTAGGGTAAATAACAAACCCAGCCGTATACACACCAAAAAACAATGTTAGGAAGAATTATTTCAATCAACATATTCACTACTAAAATCCCATTCATCAAACGGCTCTGACGAACCATCACACTCAAAGCTGATATCTATATCTGAATTGTACTCAGACAGATATTTATTCATCGCGATCTGGCGTGACATGTCTTGTATTTCTTCACGCTCTTGCGCATCAAAAGTGTCAAACATCCAATCAATAACTTTAAATTCTTTAAACTCTTCTTCGAGATCTAAATCTTTACCAAACTTAAACATTATTTCATAACCTTTTTAGCATATTTAATAGTTAAGAGCTGAGCGTCGTTTAAACCTTTAGTTGAAGCTGTCTCTGCAAGATGCTCTCCTACATCTGAAAACGCGTTTAGAATTGCCAAAGGCACATTCATATTTTCTCCGCTTTCTGAAAACCACATCATTTTACGGCCAAAGTTAGCAATTACACGTTGCTGAGGAGTTTGTTCAAAAAATGTAATGTTCATGGTGATTCCTTTTTTCCATTTGATATATATAATCTATCTGATTCTATCAAGAATGTCAACAAATTTTTTCACAAAAACCAAACTTTTTTCTCTTGCTTCCTTTTCCCACCAACGATCTTCGTATTTTGGTTTGTTGCTGTCGAGTAATTTACCGAGATTATTTTCCATGTATTGTTTGATGTGAACTATTTCATGTGCAACAGTAGTATATATTTCAGTAAGAGTACGATCTTTAACTGCAGTCATTATTATATAGCTTTGTTCGTCAAGATCTATACACATTCCTGTTCTGTCTTTACCTGCTAAATACGCAGCGCCAACAACTTCAATGCTATGAGGTTTTATATTAAGCTCTTTACAACAAAAATTAACAAAGTCTTTTGTTAAAGAATCATCTAAATTATCTACTTTAATATTCATCTTCCCAAATTTCTTCACTTTCATCAAAGTTCATTTGTAGTTCTTCTTCAAGATTAAAGTGTTCTACAAGATCTTTAGGAATCGAGTCTAACGAATTAATATCGTTTGAATCATATTCAAAATATTCATTTTTGCCATCAGCAAATATTCCAATGAATTCCATACCTGATTCGTAATATCTAAGCTCAGCAACACATTCTGGGTTATTATTCAAAAAGGTTTTAAATGCTTCTACAGGAGGACTCCATGCGCTGTCCACAGTACCTGAAATTGAGCCTTCTTCTTTCTCAAATTCAATTTCAAGATTTTCAGGATCTACATCCCACTTGGTACCCCACTTATCAACTGCATTACTATAATCCCATTCTCCTTGAGGTGACATAACTTCTAAAAGACCACCTGTATCCATTATTTTATTATACAGATCAGTAATCTTTTCTTTAGGTCCACTAATAAGAACATCGTTCATACACCAGTTAGGCATTTATTTCTCCTTTAAAAAAATGTTTCGTATACAGCTGTAACAGCTACCAATGTAATAAAGAAAACACTGCATCCAATAAAAGCTCCCATCACGCAGCCTCCTTATAATATTCATCAAAAGTTCCATGCAGCCGTAGCTTTACGTTACGAATATGACTACACGCTTTACGTGGTTTCTTTTTGCATGAGCAACTAAAACCTTCGTTATGCATTTTTACTGTACCTTTAGCATATTGCCATTCTGTACCAACAGCCCAATGGTTTTTAGTGTTTACCAATGAAGTAGAAAATATCATACTGCTTGAGCCTCAACAATTTGAGCCATTTCAAGACGCTCGGCGCGATCTTCATAATCTTCAGCAATCATAATAATTTCTTCGAGGAGTTCCTGCCGCGATTTACCAAAGTTATCAGCGCGGCGAGATAAACTACGAAGACGTTCGGCAATTACAATAAGTTCAATCATGTATAGTTCCTTCCATTTATAGAACTATACTATCTGATTCGCGATAGAATGTCAATAGTTATTTAAATACTTCATTAAAAAATATGTCTGACATTACTGTTTCTAATTCGTATGCTTCTTTTTCCCACGGTAAAGAATAGTAATCTCCGTCAAATGGTTCGCCATTCCAACGCGATGGCGCTTTGCCTTCACCTATTTCAAGCTCACCATTTATGTATTGCTTTGCATGGACAAACTCGTGAAAGAGTGTTGTGATTACCATTTTCTTTTTAAGTTTTGGATTAACAAATAATGTTATACCATCTTCTTCATCATAGTCACAATATCCAGCGCATTCGTTATCAAACTCGCCACCAAAATCTATTTCAACTGACTCATCTATTTCAAGAAAGTCAGATGCAAACAATACAGCCTTATCCATAAGTTCATTAGATATCCATCTTGGTTTTCCATAGCTAACATAGTACATTATGAATCCAACTCGTCAAGATCTGTTGTGAATTGTTTTGCTGGTGTTGTCTTGGACCAAAACTTAAGATCCTTTTCAGCCTCTTTGATTTCTTTTTCTAATGCTTTTACCATTTCTTGCGTAAGACTTAGTATATTAATACGGAGACAACGGTCAACATCGTCAAGGTTGCGTACTGCATCTGTTTGTTTATAAATCTGCTCAGCTACGTCAGCTTTCTTTTGATTTTTAAACTCAATACGATTGTCAAGTACTGCTTGAATGAATTGCATTTTAACGTTCAGCCAACGCATTTCTTCTTCAGCTTCTTTCTTGCGCAAATCAATACGCTGCTGAAGAACACCCATACGAAATTCACAAAAGTCTTTGATGAGTTGCCGTTCGTCTTTATATTCACGCAGCTTTCCGTCAAATCCAATTACTGTTAAGTTTTCAGTTAATGGCTTTGATAGCTTAAATTTTGAAATAATTTTTACGTTAGTCCACGTTGATGAGCTGTTCTGTTTTAGTTTAACTTCAAATTTAAAACCAGATTTATCGCAAAGATCTTCATAAGAAACGATATCTCCGTCTTCCTCTAACTTGTCAAGTACCTTAACATAGCCTTCTCTGTCAAAGCCATATGGTACTTCAGTTATTTCTAATACTGTTTTACTCTTCTTTTCAAAACAACCAAGAACTGTGTATTTATCATCAGTTTTGTCATAGTTTACGGTACCTTTGAAGTCCGGAAAGGACACTGGAAGCCTTTTGGATATATTACCATACGTCACATATTCGCGACAGGCACGAGAAAGTGCATCAGCGCTTCGAGGTAATATGTTTGTAGCAAAACCAGTTGCGATACCTTTAGTTCCATTAGTCAACACGAGTGGAATAACTGGAATATAAAACGAAGGAGGTTCGTGTTCAGGATCGCTATGTTGTGGAGATAGATCTAAATCACGAATATACTTTTTGAAGTTTTGGTGTAAACGAGTGTAAACATAACGAGCTGCACCAGGCTCTTGAACTAACCGAGTACCAAACGATCCTCGTCCTTCAACTAAGCAGACATTATTGTTCCACTCTGCAGCCATAAGTTGACCGGCACCAGCTGCGCTTGCTTCACCGTGGTTGTATCCGTAGTCTGATATAATACCAGCAACCGCAGACACCTTTTTGAAATCGTTTTTAGAATTTAGGATTGATGAATATAAGTAGAAACGCTGAACAGGTTTCAATCCGTCAATCATATTTGGAATAGCACGACTTTCAACTGTGTACATAGCAAACGAAAGCCATTCGTTTTTCGCAACAGATGAAATTGGATATTCTTTTTCTGCTTTTGCAAAATCAAGTATACTCATTATATTTCCTTTGTGATTCTATATATTCTACACTATTTGAGTGTAGATGTCAACCGATAATTGCAATACACTTTCCAAGCTTCCCACAAACTGTATGATATAATGGGACCGATAAATGGAAAGAAGAAAAAGTTTAGTATTAGCCACGCACAAAAGGTTGCAGCTAGTATATCATACCATTCTATCATGCAAACATATACTCCTTACGTAATGCTGAGTCTTTACCAAACATCATTTGAAAAATACTTGCATCATCGACCGTAACAGTATCATATTGTGGATCGTTAATAATACTATCATATTCGTTTTCAGTTAATGAACCGAGGCCCTTAATGTAACGGTGTTTCCAATTTGGATTTTTTTGTTTATGATCGTTTGCGCTATCGTAATCGTAAAACCAAATAACCTTATCTTTGAACGTTGAAATCATCATAGGTGTACGAGTAATCTTTACACGTTTTTCGGTTAATAGGCGTGGCCAGAATTTGAAAAAGAATGCAATCAGCAATGGACTAATATGACCAATACCATCATGGTCAGCATCAGTTAGAGTTGCAACGCTTTCATATGTCATATTGTCAACGCTATTAGGATTAGTAATATCAAGTCCTAAAACCGCAACGAGCTCGGAGAGTTCTTTATTCTTCAATACATCAGCAGGTTTCATATCCCACGTATTCATAATGACGCCTCGAAGTGGATATGCTCCAACCTTATTAGCATCGCGAACCTTAAGTAAGAAACCCATAGCTGAGTCACCTTCGACGATCTTTAGAGTTGCGTTTGATTTGTTGGCAGCAATATGTTTTGCAACCTTAACGCGGCGTAGGCCTTTTTGAGCAAGCGTAGCTGCACGTTTATCAGCTGCAATCTTTCTCGCAAGTTGCGCTTCGATAATAGGATCAATAAGCTCAGGAGTATTTAAAATTTTGCGAGCAAAGAATACAGCATCCTTAATACCAGCTTCAGTTGCGTGTTCTTTAACATTTCCAGTTGGGTTTGTTAGACGCTCTTTAGTTTGGCTGTCAAATTTTGGATTAGTAAAATTACGAGCAAACATAATAAACGTAAGATTACCTTTACAATGATTACGATTAATTTCAATCTTATGTTTACGTTTAATCATAACGCACAATTCTTCAACAATGCTATTCATTACAAAATCGACATATGTTCCGCCTTGGCGAGTATTAACACCGTTTACAAAACTATTTGAACGAAAGCCATCTGACGAATGCGCAATAAAAAATGATAAGTTATCAGACTTTTCAATAATTGCTGGTTGGTCACCTACAAACATTTTAGAATATTTTTTAAGATCGTTAACTTTAATCCGTTTCTTATTAAACGAAAATGTAATTTCAGGAAAGGCCATTTGCAAACTGATAAGACGATCTTCAACTAAAGAAATCGTATCGTATTCATTTAGGCTATTACACTCAAATAATTCAAAATCAGGAATGAATGAAACTTCAGTTCCGTTACCTGCTTTGTCTGATACTTTTTCTTTGATTGACTCGGCACCGTTAGTACACTGAACGATTTGACATTTACCATCTCTCCATGTTTTGCCTGTAAATTTTGCAGACAAGAAATTAGTCGCCGCAGATCCTACGCCGTTCGTTCCGATGGTTACTCGCTCATCGTCAAAAGATGTACCTGCGTTGACACGCGTCCATGCTGCTGTCGCTTGAGATATTTTACTTCCTGTAGTTTCATCATAAACCAATTCATGTGGTATACCACGTCCGTTATCTGTTACGGTGATTGAGTTGTCCATTTTAATAGACACGTCAATTTTATTTGCATATTTGAAATTAGTGCGAATTGCTTCATCTATTGAGTTATCTAAGATTTCATCAATCATTTTTGATAAAGCTGGTACGTATTCAACTCTATCCCATTGGCCCATCATAAAACGTTCAATTGGTTCACGGGCGCTTGATCCCATGTACATACCAATGCGTTCACGAACGTGTTGACGAGCTGTTAAGATTTTAAATTGTTCAGACATATTTACTCCATTTTATATAGTATACTCAAAACCAATGAGTACAATCATCGCACGGATCATCCCATTTATGCGGAATGTCGTCGTTGTCCATACAGATCCTTGTTTCTGTTACCGGTTACTCTATTTATTATAAATATCTATACTAACTGATTCGGGACAGAATGTAAATAGGAAAATGAACATGCAGACAAATTATTTGAATCCAACATCCTTTTTGGTGTCTATTGAAAGAATACCAAATGTAGTATTTACAACACAACGGGCTATCTTGCCTTCGATTTCGATGTCCGCGGTTACAACTCCTAACCCATTGAAAAATATCTATCAAGTTCCTGACCATCTTGAATATGCTGAACTTGACTTGAGTTTTATCCTCAATGAAAACCTTGATAATTATATAGAAATTTTAAATTGGATGGAAGGTCTTGCAACTCCTGAAAATTTGGCGCAGTTCGATCGCTTAAAGAAATCAAGAGATGGATTGAAGTCAGATATTGTAATTATCATGACGAATAGCCACAAGAACCCAAATATTGAGTTTAGGTTTAAAGATGCTTTCCCACTTACTATCTCTCCAATCAGTTTAGATATTACACCTGGCGATATTGTAAACCCTGAAGTAACCGTAACATTCCGCCATAACGGTTTCACAATCACTCAATTATAATTGTTGACATTCCACTGATTCTAGTGTAGAATAGCAGTATAAGCTAGAGGAGTATAGTATGAGCACTGATGATATCAGCGAGCTGTGGTCAAAAGATTCTAAGATTGACGAAACGAACCTTATGGGTGAATCAAAACGAATTCCTGAATTGCATAGTAAGTATTATAATTTATATTATAAGGAAGCGCTAAAAGTTAAAAAGCTTCGATATGACTATAAAGAACTTGAAATGGCAAAGCGCGAATGGATTGATGGATCCATGGCAGAAGAAGATCTACATGACCGCGGATGGCGACCATTTCAGAAAAAAGTTATTCGCCAAGATATGGATAAATATATTCAGAGCGATAAAGATGTTATAAACTTAAGTCTTAAAATAGATTATCATTCGGTACGAGCAAACTACCTGGAAGATATCGTTAAGACAATACATAGCCGCAATTTCATTATCAAAAATATAATTGACATTATGAAATTTCAAGCTGGAGAATACTAATGACAGAAATTAATAACGTGTATGGGCATCCGATAGTGTATCCTAATAGCGAAAACATTTTACCGCCTTTGGAAAAAGAACGTGTTCGTGTTGTTGAAGCTGCCACTCGAGCTGAGATTGCTAGCCATCGAGTTAAGGAAATCGAAGAGCGGATAGAAGAGATAAATATACTCAGACAACAAGCGGTATTGCGATATGCTCCAAATGGAGATAAGATTTTACCTGCTGTTACTGAAGGTGAATTCGTAGATATTGAAGTATAGGATTATATGACTGACGTTGTAAATGTTGAACAGATTAATGCTGTTTATTTGAAAGTAACCGCAGATCCTGGAACTCGTCAAGAGATTCAGCAATTCTTTTCATTTAGACCAAATAATTATCAATTTACTCCTGCATACAAAAATCGTATGTGGGATGGTTGGATCCGCTTATATCAACCTATGCGGCCAACGCTTTACGTCGGTTTGATGAAACACCTAATTAAATTCTGTGAAGACAGAGGTTATACTATTAATGCTGACGACGATCTTATACACGGTGATGATATTCCTGATGATTATGGTTATCAAATTGCTAAAGATATAAACTGTAAATTCGAGCCTCGAGATTATCAAAACGATTATATTGTTAGCGCGTTACGAGATCGCAGATCATTATCGTTATCGCCAACTTCATCAGGTAAATCATTAATCATTTATCTTATGCAACAACATTATTATG